CTGATCCGTGGGCTACGAGAGGAGGGGGTGCAGGTGTGAGACCTGAACCCCTGCGCTGCGACCTGCCGTCCGGCCGTCCGGGTGGCGTCTGCCGGGGCTTCGTCGTCGCCCCGCGAGTGGGCGACGATCTGCGCGTTCGTCACGTGCAGCACACCGACTGTTGCTCTGGTCTCGTGGTGGCGTGCAGGATCTGCGGGGCGCTGTTCGAGGTGACGAACGTTGACCGAACGTGCCACGCCGCATAGCTTTGCGTGAGACATAGCCTCGCTCCAGACCAGCGGGGACCAGTGGGCCAAACACGCAGGAGGCCCGGAGGACTGCGAGCACGCAGCTTTCTGGGCCTCCTGTCTCATGGGGAGACCATGCCGACACGAGCGCCGAAAGTGTGCAGTGCCCCCGGATGTGGCAACGCAACGCACGGCCGCTACTGCCCGGCCTGCAAGCGGGACGCAGCGCGCACCGCACGACGTCGGCTGGGGCAGCGGGCCAAGGTCTACGACTCGGCGCGCTGGGCTCGGCTGCGGGCGCTGCACCTGTCGTGCTTCCCGTTCTGCGTGGAGTGTGCCGCCCGTGGTCGCGTGACACGGGCCAACGAGGTGGACCACGAGGTACCAGTCCGCGACGCCCCCGACCGCACCTTCGACGCGTCCAACCTGCAAAGCCTGTGCAAGCCCTGCCACAGCCGTAAGACGGCGCGAGAGACGTGGGGGACCCCTGCCCATGCCGGTACGTCCGGCGAGCGGGGATCGCCAGCATGAGCGCAACGTGGCGTGTCAGGCGCGGATCCTGTGGGCAGGGTGAGACGGGGGAGGGGCGGGTCCGATCTCCAAAACGGCAGGACCGGCGAACGCGCTGCAACGATTTCTTCGCTCGGACGAAACCGAACGAGGGGGTTTCGCGATGACGAAGGGCGGCCGGCCGCCGGTGCCACGCGCCTTGAAGTTACTGCGGGGCACTGACAGGCTGGACCGGACGAACGCCGCAGCGCCGGACGTAGAGCCGGGAGCGCCGCCACGCCCGCAGTGGCTGGCGGCCGTGCCGTGGGGCCGGGAGGCGCGCGAGGAGTGGGACCGGCTGGTGGCCGTACTGGAGCCGCTGGGGATACTGGCCCGCACCGATCGCGACGCGCTGGCGCTGCATGCCGACGCGCTCGGCCGGTGGCGCCTGTTCCGTCGCCAAGTCGCCAAGGTCGGGTCGTTGCAGCTCACGCCCAACGGGTACATGGCGCTGAGTGGCGCCACGGTCCTGATGCAGCGCGCCTTCCGCGATGTCCAGGAGACGGGCGCCGCGCTGGGCCTCTCACCGTCCGAGCGCCAGCGTGTCAGCAAGGCGCCGGGCGTTCGGCCGAAGAACGCGTTCGCCAGGCTGCGGAAAACGTGATCGCCACCCGCGACTACGCAGCGACGGCGCTGCAATACGCCTCGGACGTGATCGCGGGGCGTGTTGTCGCCTGCAAGTGGGCCAAGCTCGCCTGTCAGCGCCAGATCAACGACCTGCGCCGCGCGGAGTCGGACGAGAGCTGGCCGTACGTGTTCGACGCGGACGAGGCGGCGCGGGCCTGCGAGTTCATCGAGCACCTGCCGCATGTCGAGGGTGTCTGGGATACGCCTACGATTACGCTTCAGCCGTGGCAGATCTTCGTCCGATCGTGCGTTTTCGGGTGGCGCCAGCGGGAAAACCCCGAGTTCCGGCGTTTCACGACCGCATACATCAGCGTCGCCCGCAAGAACGCGAAATCCACGGAAGCATCGGGCACGAGCCTGTACGGTCTGGCGATGGAGGGCGAGGTCGGGCCGCAGGTGAAATGCGCAGCGACGACGGGCGATCAGGCGCGCATCGTGTTCGATGTGGCGCGCAAGATGGTGGAAGCGACGCCAGACCTGCAATCCGCGTGCGGCATCGAGGTTTTTGCCAACAGCATCGTGTGTCGCGAGAACGGTGGCACCATCAAGCCCATCAACGCGAAGGCGTCAACACAGGACGGGCTGAATCCGCACCTCACGATCATCGACGAGCTGCACGCGCACAAGGAGCGCGCGCTGTTCGACGTGCTGCGGTCGGCAAGCGGCGCACGCAAGAACCCGCTGTCATGGTACGTGACCACCGCCGGCTACAACGTCGAATCGGTCTGCTACGAGCAGGAGACGCTCGTCAAGAAAATTCTCGAAGGAATCATCGAGGCGGACCACTACTTCGGCATCATTTACACGCTCGACGACCGCGAAACTGAGGCGTTTGACGAGCGCGCATGGCCGAAATCGAACCCGAACCTTGGCGCGTCCGTGCAGGTCAAGGGGCTCCGGGACTACGCGCTCGAAGCGAAGGAATCGCCCGATTCCTATTTCGAGTTTCTCACCAAGCGGATGAACGTGTGGCCCGATGGGTCGTTGCAGGGCCACATCAACATGACGAAATGGAAGGCGTGTAGCGGTGCAGTGCATCTCGAAGAGCTGGTTTCCGTGCCCTGTTACGCGGGATTGGACCTCGCATCCACGTCCGACCTGACCGCGTTGGCGCTTGCGTGGCTCGTGAAGGGCCGTCTCAAGCTCTGGGTTCGCGCGTGGCTGCCGGAGACCGCGGTCAAGCCGCGCACCGAACGTTACAACGTCCCATACCAGCGTTGGGTTGATGCGGGCCACATCGTCACGACGCCGGGCGATGTCACGGACTTCAAGTACATCGAGAACGAAATCGGGGCGCTCACGAAGCGATTCAATGTGAAGAGCATCCGCTTCGACCCCTGGGAGGCGCGGGATCTGGTCAACAGGCTGCTCGCGGACAATTACCCGATGGTCGAGTTCCCGCAGACCATCTCGCACTACACCAGCCCGGTCAAGTTTCTCGACCGCCACTATCTGGGCGGCACGCTGGACCACGGCGACAACCCCGTCCTCGGGTGGTGCGCGAGCAACGTCGTGGTGCGCCGTGACGCGAACGACAACGTCGCGCCCGATCGCAAGAAGAAGGTCGAGAAAATCGACCTGTACACTGCGTCCGTGATGGCGTGCGATGGCATACAGGCGCAGCAGAACAAGCGGAGCAAGTACGAGGACGGAGGGTTGACCGTGCTGGAGGTGCCAAGGTGAGCGACAGAATGATCGTAACGAATCCGGGTTGGCTGGCACAGCGCCTTGGGGAAGTTGCCGAAGAGCTAGAGCAGGAAATAACAGATGCGACCAAAGAGACGTTGGCAAACTGTGCAAAGGTGTATCTGGGGTCGTCGACGTATCTTTTCCCGTCCGATGACCCGCAGTACGGGGACGACGGCTTGTTTATCGCGCTTGTCCTTGACGGCGATGACGATCCGCTGTGGCGGCAACCGTTCGACTTGGTAAGCACGCTCATGAGCCCTGCGGGGGAACTCACGCATAAGGACCTGGCGTTTTTCGAGGAACTGGCGCATCGCCTTCTGGCCGCTGTGAAGGAAGAACGGGCACTGGAATGAGCATCGAAGAAATCGAGTGGGAGGAGCGCGTCGATGGGTGGCATGTGCTGAACCCGTGGCCGCCGCGCGCGACGTTGACGACGGAGCTGCTGGCGCTGGAATCGGTGGGCGTCGTGTCCGTCCGGGAGTCGCGCATCGTGATTCGCGCGGCGAACGGTGGCGCCGTGTACCGCTACAACTCGCGCAACCTCGCGGTGCCCGCGTTCCTGGACCACACGCTATGAGGCGTCGCCTGTCCGACCTGGTGCGGGCCTACGGCGGGCCGGCAGAGCTTGCGGTGGACGCGCATCGTTACGGCGGTGGCGCGCTGCTGGCGCTGGGCGTCGGCCTGTTTCACCCGGGCGCCGGCATCGCCGTCATGGGCGCGCTGCTGGTGTATCTCGGGCTACGCTCGCCGCGGAGGCGCTGATGGGTATTTCGGGGCTGCTGGAGCGCCGGCAAGGGCCGATGGACGACTTCTGGTACGGTCCTGTGCTGCGTCCGACGGCGGCGGGCGTCGAGGTCGACCATCACACCGCGCTTACAACGTCGCCGTGGTACTGCGGCATTGCGATCATCAGCGCCGCGATGGGGTCGATGCCGCTGAAGTTGTACCGGCGCCTGCCCGGCGGCGGTCGCGAGGAAGCGCGAGAGCACCCGTTGCGGCGGGTGTTGCGCGCGCCGAACCCGTGGCAGACAGGGTTCGAGTGGCGCGAGATGCAGCAGGGCCATCAGCTCGTAAGGGGCAACGGTCTCTCGCAGATCGTGACGAACCTCGCCGGCCAGACGATCGGCCTCGTGCCGCTCAACCCGGCGCGTGTCAAGATCGATGAGGAGCGCGGCCAGCTCGTCTACATTTTCACGCGGGCGAAGGGTGGCGAGCGCCGCTTCCCTGCGAAGGAAATCCTGCACTTCCGCGCGCTGTCGAGCGATGGCGTGTGGGGGCTGGATCCCGTGACGCTGGCGCGCGAGTCGCTGGGCATAGCGATCGCAACGGAACGTCACGGCGGCAAGGTGTTCGGCAACGGAGCGCAGCCGGGCGGCTACATTACGTACCCGGGGGAACTGAGCGACACAGCGAAAGGAAACCTGCTGCGTTCGTGGGCGAACGCTCACGGCGGCGTCGACAACATCAACAAAGTGGCCGTCCTCGACGAAGGAATGACGTGGACCAGCGTGGGCTTCGACAACGAGGGCAGCCAGTTCATCGAGTCGCGCAATTTCCATGTGCAGGAGGCGGCCAGATGGCTGAACATCCCGCCGCACAAGCTCAAGGAGATGTCGCGCTCGACGTTCTCCAACATCGAGCATCAGGGCTTGGAGTTCGTTGTCGACACGATCCGGCCGTGGGCCGTGAAGTGGGAGGAGCGGCTGGCCGCATCGTTGCTGACTGAGAGCGAACAGGACACGCACCTGTTCAAGTTCAACCTCGACTCGCTGTTGCGCGGCGATACTGCGGCCCGCGCGGCCTTTTTCACGGCGCTGTTCGGCATT